AATTGTGTAAAATTGTGTAAAATTGTGTAAAATTGTGTAAAATTGTGTAAAATTGTGTAAAATTGTGTAAAATTGTGTAAAATTGTGTAAAATTGTGTAAAATTGTGTTATAATATGTATGTAATTAAAAACTAAAATAGATATAATTATTAATTATTATATATTAAAAAAGTTATACTTATAACAATATAATAGATATATATATAGATGCCGTCTTTTAAACATAAAACAAATAAAAAAATTCTAGTAGATAAAAAAAGAATAATGACGCTAGATAGTGTTCACCGCGAGCTACAGTCTGAGTTTTACTTAATTAATAATGAAGTTTTGCCTACATTATGTCGCAACAAAAATGAAATAATGAAAAAATTAAATAACCCTCACACTATAGCAGACGTTAATGAAAAAATAGAGTTACAAGATTCTTTATACGATATAAAAGAAGAAATTTATAAAAATAAGAAAAAGATTAAAGACTATTACTTGAATAACAGCAGATTTATTTTCGACTATTTTGAAAATAAAAAAGAAATTACAAATGGTACAAACAAAACCACAATTCTTAACTCTTTTTTTAAAGTAAATGACAAAACATTTGATCCAAATGCGCTAACGCGTGCAAATGATAACAATGTTCAAAAATTTTTCACAAATCTTGACCAAACATTTATTAACATAAATGACTATATTTATGCGACAGATATATGTCAGTCATGTAATAAAGGAGAAATGATTCCTGTTGAACATGAGGGAATTATGGTATGTAACGTATGTGCAAAACAAGTTACCTACCTTATTGAAAACGAGAAGCCGTCTTACAAAGAACCGCCGAAAGAAGCATGCTTTTATGCTTACAAAAGAATTAACCATTTTAAAGAAATCCTCGCACAGTTTCAAGCAAAAGAAACTACGCAAATACCCGAAGAAGTTCTTGAAAATATCAAGCAACAACTTAATAAAGAACGTATACCTCTTTCTAAGTTTACAAATTCGAAAGCAAAAGAAGTTCTCAAAAAATTAGGTTATAATAAATATTACGAACATATTCCATTTATTAAAGACAAGCTTGGTATCAAACCGCCGATTATGACGCCGGAATTAGAAGAGACCTTGTGTAATCTTTTTATGGAGATACAAGGACCTTATGCTAAATTTTGCCCGGATGACCGTGTGAATTTTTTGAATTATTATTATACGGTTTATAAACTGTGCGAACTTCTTGAAAAGAGTGAATTTCTTTCTTATTTTCCTATGCTGAAAGATAAAGAAAAACGAATCGAACAAGATGATATATGGAAGAAAATTTGCGAGGAACTAAATTGGGTTTTTATTCCGACACAGTAATATTATCAAATGTATTTTTTAATTTACACTATGATAAATAATATCAATAAAAATTGCAAGAAACATGGGAAACAGCCAAGCTGAAAATATATGATTATGTGTATTATATTATAAATATTATATTACACCATTAATTATATGTGTTTTGGTTTATCTCTTTTTAAATCTTAGTTTTATTGTTTTTCTTTTAAATCTTAGTTTTAGTTTTCGACGGCTTTTGCCTGCTTTTTGACCACGTCCCATTTTTCGACGAAATGGATTATTACCCATCTCTCTCCTCAAACAATAACTATATACATCACTAACCGTAAAAGTATGAAGAATGCGATAGTTTTTTGTAGTATCACTTGGATCAGATAATGGTATATCCAATACACTTACTCTTTTTATATGCGGACTATTTTCATCAGAAACATCATGCCCATTTACTAGATACCAACATGATTTGGGACGTCCACCTAGTTTGTCTTCATTTGATGCATAAATTTTAAAATCGTCTCTGCGCCAAGTGTGCCTTGGTGTTTTGGTCATTAAACTTTGTAATAATAAGTCTTGTAAAGGTTCTGTACGTCCATATACACTAAGGATTGCATAAGGACTTTGTGCTCGCCCATGCCCTTCCAAATTTCCAGATAAATAAGAGAAACAGTTTCCATTTGGGTATTGACCGCGCAAATGTTTAAAACTTCGCTCAGGTGATGACGTCCTATGAGAACTGCTATGTCTTTTCAGTCTTTTCAACCTGTTATGCACATCCGCGCCAATATCAGTATAAGCGTCATATGTATTATCGGATATTTTAACGCCATTTGCAATTAACGTCTCATTTGGACCCGGGATTCTTCCATCCCATGGCGTATAACTTTCAATATTTTTTGTAACTGGATTCATTTTTATTATAAATATTTGCGCCAATAGTACCGTTTGTTCTTGTGGACTCCTACTCCTACTACTACTACTCCTACTCCTACTCCTACCACTACTATCACCATCAGCCATTGTTATATTAAATACAGAATAATATTTTATACATGTAAGTAATAATTATTTATTATTTAACTAATGAATATTAAATAGTAAATATGAAAAATATATTGACAGTATCTTAACTTAAAATTTAAATTTTAAGAGGGGTGGGGAAACCAACAAGGTTAGCACCAATACCGAAGCCAGCACCTGTTCTAGCAGAAACAGCTAAAGTGGGTACATAGACATCAAGGATAGCAAAGGTGGCCGCGGCTACAAGAGAAATCAACGCAATTTCATCTAATTTAAGAGTGCGAGATGGTATAGAGTAAGCAACTATCGCGACGCATAAACCTTCGATAATATACTTAATAAAGCGCTTAAAAAGCTCACTAAAATCAAGTGTTCCGTACATTATAAATATAATGTAGAAAAAAATATTATATAATTTTCGATATATTAGATTAGATTAGATATTTTACATATTCTTAAACATATTCTTAAACATATTCTTAAATATATATTATTTATTTTAATATTATTAAAGGTTAAAATAGTAAAAGGTTAAAATAGTAAACATAATATTAAAAATTAATAAATTGTTAAACTAACTTAAAATTATTATTAAATATATATTATAATTATAATGTCTCATCAAGATAGTTTACCTAAGGGAGTTACTCCTAAACATTTACCAGATGGAAAGGAAAATCCAAAATATGCCGATCTTTTGGAAGAAGATAAACCGATTGCAGGGCAGAAATTTGTATGTCTTTCATTTGTATCACCAGAACACATCATTAAACAAAAAGAGCAGTTTTTGTTCGAAGAGTTTGTCAAGCAATGGGACTATAAAAAGTCGATGGAAAAATTTACACAGTTTCTTAATTTTGTTTCATTCAAGTATTCTCTTTCATTTGATAAACTTACTGCCGATTTTCAGGAGTTCACCAAGGAAGAAGGTGAGACTATTCGCGCAACATCTGCAACACTAGTTAGCGATGACTATAAAACATTTTTGGATAATAATGAGGATGAACTTGAACAAAAATTTGGCGAGAAACATGGGTTTCAAACATCTACGCGTGGTCTCAAAGTACGTGGTGTGTTTGCTACACAAGGTGAAGCCGAACTTCGCTGTAAGTTGTTGCGCGAGGTTGACCCCAATCATGATATTTATGTAGGACAGGTTGGTATGTGGGTTCCTTTTCATCCAGAGGCATATAAGACAGGTCGCGTTGAATATATGGAGGAGACTCTTAACCAACTTATGTCGGATAAAAAGAAGAATGAAGATATTGCGAAACAAGAGTTTGAGAAACGTGTACGCGAAACTAAACAGAAGGCGATTGAAGAAAACATGAAGAAAGCCGAGGAGTCTGGTAATAAACTTACACAAACGATTAACGCAGATGGCGAGCTTGTTGGTATTTCAAATGTTTCAAACTTTGATGGTTTAGACGAGGATGCATCTATTGATGACATTAAGAGAAGCATGTTCGAGGCTGAGAATGTTGTTCTTGATAAGAATACTGACCACGGTTTATCAAAGTTGGCGCATTTCAAGAATTAAAATACGAAAACCAAAATACGAAAACCAAAATACTAAAACCAAAAATTATTAAATATTAAATCGGTATGAGTAATTAAATATTATATGTTAAATATTATATGTCACTAATATATAATATTTTACTTTTAATTGGTATGAATAAACGGGTAAAACAATATGTAGTAAGTAACTATTTTAAATCGTTTAATTCTAATAACGTATTTATTCGTTTAGTTTGTTTATTATTTATTTTAGCAGCTATTATCATATCCGCATATTTACTATATAGAGCAGTATCTAATGCATTATACATGTATGGGCTAAAAACGGATTTTAATAAATTACAAAATATGGGATTGCGTGTTAAAAACTTTAATGTTATTTACTGTAAAAAGTTAAAAAAAAAATATATTCCAAATCAGGTAAAATTAACGGATAAATCAAAAAAAGGTGAATTTAAAAATAAAAATGTTATTGGATTTATTCTAGATAAATATGTAATATTAGATATTGATACAAAAGATGGTATTAAAAATGCTGATTTTTTAAAAGATAAGCTACCAAAGGATACAGTTTTGGAAAAAACACCAAACGGTTACCATTATTATTTTGAAAATGATACAGGAAACGATGTATATACATATGTTCAATTGGAAGTAGAAGGAGAGAAATATGCGGTAGATATACTAGGTAAAAATGCAATTGTTATAACATCACCTTCTATAGTAAATGATAAGAAATACTATTGGATAAATAGTATTTTTACTCATAAACCGGCGAAACTTTCGGAAAATATGTGGATATTGGATTTAATAAAAAATAATAAACCATTTAATCTAAAGTTTCAGAAAGTTGAATTTGAAATAAAATCTAAAAATGCTTTTATAATTATTGATAATTTACATATTGAAAATTTTTTTCGTTATTATATTGGAAACGTAAAGAAGTACGATAAAAAAATAAATTTTCTAGGTGGTTTTATTTATATTTATGATGGTAATTATTATTTCATGTCAAGAGGTTCTTTTTATAAATACAAAAATAAAAATAAAATAATAAATAATTTTAAAAATATTATAAATGAATTGCATCCATCGTGTATAATAGATTTATCTATTGTTTATACGAACTATATGAAAGGTGGTAATATATTACAAATTAAATCCGCAATTATAGATAATAATAATAATAAATACAAAAATAATAAATTATTTCCGGATTATATTGAACAAAAAAATGTATATACAAACACAAAGTACTTAATAAAAGACACAATTAGTATTCACGATTATGATAATGGTGATTTGAATAATGAAGTCACGAGTATTGTATATGATAATAATAATATTAAACAGCTCATGGGCCCAGAAAGTATTTATATAACAATGCTTCTTTCAAATGAATTTAATATACCAAGTATATGTATTGGTTTAGTAAGTGAAAAAGATAAAGACACCGACGATAATAAGTTAAATAAAGATTCTGAAAAAAAGATTATGACAACATTTTTATCTATTTTTTAAATATTTCGTATTATTTCATATTATTTCGTATTATTTACACTCTCGATGGTTTACCATTTGTTTTTATTCACTTTAATTTTTGGACCTTGACCTTTACGTTTAATATTTGCAGGGTCATACTGTTCTTCTTCATCATCAGAATGGATATCCTTGGACATTTCCCAGAATTCTTTTGCCCCCAGCTTAAATGGGCCATGTGTTTGCGCTTTATACCAAAATATCTGGTCATGTAACTTATTTGATTTTGCATTGTTGTTAATTACCAAACATTCATAATTTTCAGTACACTGGTCCATAACTTGACAAAAACTTTCAAATGTTGGAAACATACCTGCATAGTTTTCATAAATTCTTTTACGATTTCCAATATATGGTTCACGCAAGATAAAAACATAGTCAATATTTGTTCGCAAATTTGGCGGAATACCCAGAGGATACTGCATCGTAATTACCAACATAATTTTCCAGTGACGTCCATTCATAAACAGTAGACGCATCATTACGTCTTTTGTCCACTTATTATCAAACAGACAATCATCTAATACTACAAATGTGCGAGGATCAATCGTGCTTCTTTTATATGTTTCAATCTCCTTTTTCACTTGTTTTAATACGGCTTTTTGCCTTTTTAAAATATTTTC